CAGGTCTGTGTGTTGTAGACGGTAACCGTCCCTGTCCCTGAGTTGGCATCGAAAATTACGTCATCAGCGGATGTGGGCACCGACGCACCGCCGGCGCCACCTGAAGTGGCTGACCAGTTGGTGGTGACCCCCGCAATCCAAGTCCCCGCACCGCCGACCCAATACCGCGAGGCCATCAGACCACCTCTTCAGCAGGTGTCTCTTCCGCAGGCGGTGCAGTGACTACGGCGATCCAGTTGTCGCGGCGCTCGGCCTTCATCGCCTCGATCTGCTCGTCTGGCAGACCGTGGTCGTCAGGCAGGTGCAGCGCGTCGCGGAACAGGCCGTGCTCGGTTTGAAATTCAAAGTCGATCTTCATGACCGACCTTTCAACCGTGGGTGATGGCTGCGCTGCTGATCGTCACCGTATCGCCGGCGGTGATGCCGACGCTGGACAGGTTGATGTTCGCGCCCGATGTGCCGACCGTGAGGCCCGACACGATCACGTTGCCGTTGCTGTCCTTGATGCGCGCCTCGGCAGCGGTGCCGGTGGCGTCGGCGTTGGCGTCCGAGACTGGGGCGGAGAACGTCAGCACGCCAGCAGCCACAGACCCGCTCGGGTCTGCCAGGGGGATCGTCGCCAGCACAGTGCCCATGCCGGTGGTGCCGATCTCGAGGTAGCCTGCGGCGGCGCCTGCGTCGATCGCATCGCGCACGGCGGTCAGGCGGCTGTTCTTGACAGTGGTGGAGTAGACGACGGCCATGTCGGTGCCTTTAGATGGATTTGCGCCCGGACAGCACGAACTTCAAGTTGGTGGAGCCGTCACCGCCGAAAACGCGAGGTTTGAGGAACACGGGCAGCTCGACAATCTGTTTGAGCGCGCCGGCCGTGAGTGTGAGTGGTTCGCCTGACGTATCGGTCAGTGCGTGGTATGTCTCGCCGTCGTTGGAGCCACCGATCGTCACGGAGGCGCCGCCGAACTCACCCGAGACCTGGATGGATCGGTCAGAGTAAACAGCGAGCCGAACGGGCTCGCCATCGTCGTCAGCAAGCAACCCGGCCCAGGTCGTGACCGCCACGTCGAGACTGGTCTCGAAGGGGAAGGACGTAACCGCGGGCCGGGTTGGCATCTGCTATCAGGCCATGTCAGTCGGGGCTTCGGCGGGAGCCTTAGCCATTTCCGACAGAGTCTTGGGCTCAGCCTTGGCCGGTGCTTTGGCCTTGGCTGGGGCTTTGACCGCTTCGTCAACCGACAAGAACCAGGAGCCCTTGGTGCCCGTAGGCACGTCGAACTCTTGGCCCTCGCGGATGCGAGCGCCGCCAAAGAAACCGGCTTGGAGGGCTTTAACCTTCATCGCTCAGTTCCTTCGGGCTTAGGCCTGGCTAGGGCTTGGGAAAGCCTTGGCCGTCACGGGCACGTTCGTCAGGAACGCGTTGATCTTGCCGGCGGTCAGCGCAGCAGTGCCGACGTTCTGCAGGATGCCCAGGTAGCGCTCGTACTGGCCCTTGCCCAGTTCGATCTGGATCACGTTGTAGCCAGCAACCAAGGTGGCCTTGGGGATCGCGGCGGACTTGGCGTGCACAGTGGCGCTGCCGTCGACAGCGATAGCTGCCTGAGCGTCAGAAACCAACTGGAACTCCACGGTGGCGGCGCCAGCGGAGGTCACGGCGGTGTCGACCTGGATGACCAGGTACATGTCTTCCACATCGTTGATGCCGTCGTTGCCGAGGTCGATGACGTCGCCAACCAAGGCCAGGCCGGTGGCTGCGGTGCTGAGCGCGAGGGCATCAGCGAATTCGTTGCGCTTGTCGAGAATCATGGAGAATTTCCTTTCAGAGGGGTTTCGCAGTAAGCGAGGCGGGGACCGAAGTCCCCTCCTTCACTTAGACCACGCGGGCTTCGTTGTTCAACAGAGCATCGGTGCGGCGCACTGGGATGTCGTCGAATGTCATCACGCGCTTACCTTCAACGGTTTCCCAGTTCAGGTTCGTGGCAGTCTTTTCCAAGATGCCCAAGCGCAGCTTCTCGCGGATGGTGCGGTTGACGTACCAGCAGGCGCGGCCCTTACCGAAGGATGGGATGCGCTCGGAGGCCTGGATCATCCAGTTCACCAAGTTCTTGGTGTTGGCGATCGTGTCGAGGTCGGAGACGTCGATGTTGGGGATGCGCACGAAGTAGCGCCAGTCGCGGATCGTCAGACCCATGTCGTGGCGGTAGTGGGTGCGATAGCCTTCCATGCGACCACCGTTGCCATCGACGTTCTCGATGGTGACCTGGCCCTTGTCGGTCATCTGCAGGCCAGCCTGGCTGCCCTTGGGGTAGATGCCGAAGCCAGTCTGAGGGCCCCACACGCACAGCCAGATGGATGTGTTGTCGGTGCCTGTGCCGCCAGCGTCGATGATGTTCGAGCTGTTGGAGGCAGACTTGCTGTTGAAGCGAGGAGCCAAGCCGGTGAAGGCTTCGGGTTCGCTGCCTTCGTTGCCGTAGAACAGCGTGCTGGCCATCTCCTGGCTCATGCCTTCGATGTGGGCAGCGTCTTCGCTCAGGCGGAAGGCGGCGGTGTTGCCGTTCAGGTCAGCCAGGGCCTTGTCGATCTCGGCGTAGGCTTCCAGCATGCCGCACGAGTCGGTCACCTGTGCGGTGGTCGACTTGGTGGGCTGCACACCACCGTACAGCTTGCGCCAGGTGGGAGTGGGCAGACCGGTGCGAACGGTGGTCTTGTTGCCGGTGGGCAAGTTGCCTTCGATGAAGGTCATGTCCTGCAGGACGTCGTTGGTCTGCGCGAGCAGTTCAACGATGGTGGCGATGGAGCCATTGGGGTCGGTGCGCTTGGCAACGTCCAACAGCGTGGGGTTATTTGCGGCGAGAGTAGACATGGGTCTATACCTTTCAGTTCATGTTGGGGAACAGTTTCTTTGCGGGGTCCGAGTTGGCTCCTTTGGGGGAGCCGGCCACGAACTTGTCTTCGCTGATAGCTTTGCCAGCTTTCACGAAGGCTTTGATCACCTCGGGGTGGTTGCCCAGTCCCGACGCGTTCAGCACGTCCTTGAGTTCAGGTGTGCCGAAATGGTCAAGCGCCTTGCGCGCGATGCCGAGGTTCTCGTCGAGCTTGTCGCCACCGATGTCTTTGTCGGCTTTGACTTGCTCCACCCAGGTCTCCACCAGCTTGGTGTGCGCTTCAACTTGTCGCTGAGCTTGCTTTGCAGCAATGTCGGCGAGCTTCTGCGCAGCAGCCTGGTCGAGCTTGAGCTCCTTGGCGATCGTGGTGAACTCGTCGGCAGCTGCCTTATCGAGTTCGACACCGTCGGGCATTTGCAGATCGTAGGCTTCAGGCACTTCAGGCGCGGTGGCCTTGGTGTCGTCAGTCTTCGTGTCTGCAGCGGCTGCGGGCGGAGTGCTCGCGGTCGTGCTGTCAGGCGTCACTGTCGTGCTATCAGTTTTCGGGTCCCCAGCGTCGTTGGAAGGTGTGCTGGTCACCGCAGTGGTGTCGGTCATCGTTGGCCTTGCTTCAATAACTTGAAATATCCCTCGGGCGATGCTTCGAGAAGTTCCGCGGTGAGCCACAAGCCGATCTGACGCTTGCCTTCATTGAAGGCCATCACTGACCCTGAATGGTTGAAGGAGCTGCGGAAGATCCCTGTTTCGCTCAGCACGCGGTCTGCGATGCGTCGGCCTTGGGGGTGTGCCATTAGCCAGCGGAGATCGTCTTCCTCACGACGTCGGTGTTCACGCGCCTTGGCCTCGTCGGCTTCGGCGTCGTGATCCTGGCGACGCAAGTCTGTCGGGTCTTCCTGTCTGGTCATGCGCGCACTGTAGTGCGCGGTGTTTAGATCACGGACACGCTCAGCCCATCGGCGCTGGGCTTACGCTGCTGTAGCCCTGCAATGAGGTGAGCACGTCCTGCAGATTGCCGGTGTCGATCTCGCTGGCGGTCTTCGCACTGTCGACCACCTGCGGTGCGGTGGCAGCAGCTTGCGCAGCCTGCTGTGCTTGAGCGCGTTGCTGGCGGATGCCGGCGGCCACGTCGTCGGGCACGATGATCTTCGGGTTGACGCCATACGCGTCGCCGTAGTCGTCGACCACCTGGTCGAAGTTGATCTTGTCGAGCACGGCGGGGTTGACCGCAGCCATCTGGCTGACGGTGCCCAGCAGTCGGTCCATGCCTTGGGTGGCGACAGCACGTTGAGCCTGGGCCAGCACGGAGATGAACTCGACGTTGAGCTCCATGCCCTCGAGCTCGGGTGGAGCCTCGGGCAGTATGCCGGACTCGCGTGCGTACTCGAACGTGGTGTCGATTAGCGGGCTCAGCAGCTCGTTGTGCAGACGCTCGAGCACGGGGCCGAGCATGAGCAGCTTCTCTTCGTGGCGCTCGGCAACCTCGGTGGCGGTGATGCCGGAGCGGGTGTCGTTGGCCAACATCAAGAACAGGTCGGCGTAGTAGGCGCTGCGGATGCGCTCACGCACGTCCTGGATGTCGAGCATCAAGTGCTGCAGGTTCAGGTTGACGTCGAACGCGGAGCGCACGCCGCCTTGCTGGCCAATGCTGTCGACGTAGAACACGCCGCCAGGCAAGCGAGACTTGTGGGCTTCCTTGTACTTGGCAGGCACCTGCAGGGGTGGGTTGACCTGGTAGTCGATCGCTTGGCCCTTGCGCAGTTGCTGGTGCTGCAGCTGCTTGACGTCGCCCAGGCACTCCATGCCAGGGCTGGTGCCGTACACGTCGTTGCCGGTGACGACCCAACGCGGTGTGAGCGCTGGAAAGCGGTTGAAGCCAGACTCGGACAGGAACTGGTCGGAGTTGTCCTGGCCAGGTTCGATGTAGTAGCTGGCAAAGCGCTTGTTTTTGCCGTCCAGCTTGGAGGCATCGCGCTCACGGCGGGGCTCGACCAGGTGCACCACGTCGACCCAAGCGTCGTAGGCGCCCTTCTCGTACAGGTTGCGAACGGTGGTCGACAGGTTCTCTTTGCCGAACTGCAGCGCCATCTGTTCGACGGTCATCTGGAACTCGCGCACGATCGTGTTCACTTCGCCCTTGTGATTGGTGGCGAGTGCGTACTCGCCGATCGTCAGCGGGTAGTGGTGGACGACGTTGTCGAAGTCAGGCAGCAGCACGGAGGCGCCAGTGCCGAACAGGCCGAGCTCCTCGTAGATCGTGTGCAAGCTGCGGTAGGTGTTGGAGCTCGCAAAGATCGCGCGCAACAAGGTGGCGGTGTCGTGCAGCCAGGTCTTCACCGGGCCGGACTCCATCAGGTCCTTGTCTTTGATCTCGAGGCGGAACCATGGACGCGCTGGGCTCGTGATGCCCGACATCAGGCCAGCGGCCAGGGTGCGGGCGCCGAACACGGCGGTGTTGTCCAGGATGTGGTTCGAGCGCTTGTCGCCACGGTTTCGATCAGACGCGACAAAGCGCCCGGCGCGGGGCTGCTGGTAGTCGCTGAGCTCGCGCCAGTGCGTGAGCCAGCTCGAGCGCTCGGTCCACAGTGCGGACTTGCGCGCCAGCAGGCGCTGTCGTCGGTTGATCGTCTGGTCCATTTACTGACCGAGCAGCGTGGCGCGACCTGTGGGCGCAGCAGCGGCGCCGGTGGGGCCAGTCAACAGCGAAGGGGCAGCCATGCCGCCACGATTGCGCTTGGCCTTGTTGGCCAGGTTGGCGCTGTCAGGCTGTTTGACGTCCTGCACTGGGGGAGGTGGTGGTGGAATGTCTGGGGTACTCATGCACATGGCAAT